AAATAATTATATATATATATATTATTAAATGGATTGTCATATATTACCTGTAATAGTATATCATATGTCGCTATTGACATATAACATAATATAAATGATTTAATGAAATTTTTAATAATATAAAGCTGTTTGCTATAATGTAAATCTCTAAATTTATAATTTAATGATAAAATAATAAATGATAGTGTATAACACGATAATAAAAATAAACAATGACTTGAAACCAATATTACTTTATCTAAACAATTCATAAATTTAATTAAATACACTAGTTTAAGTTATACTTAAATGTTTATTAAAATATTGTATTACTATAGTTTAGTATTAAGTGTAATGATTTTACTTAATTTTTTCCATTGGCTCCTTTATGAAACATTTGAACCGATAAATCTCTAACAAATCCACCCAATTGATTAAATAATGTTTTATTTCCACCATTTTGCTTTCTGGATTTTCTGTTGGATTTTCTTAAACGATTTTCATTATGTTTAGCACCACATTTAAATCCACCTCTTAATTTTCTGTTGGATTTTCTTAAACGAGTTTCATTATGTTTAGCACCACATTTAAAACCACCACTTAATTTTCTGTTGGATTTTCTTAAACGAGTATCATTGTGTTTAGCGCCACATTTAAAACCACCTCTCTGTCTAGATTTATTAAATAAACTTAATTTAGCCATATAATATATATTATAAAAAAATATTAACTAATACATAATTAATTAATTAAATTAAATTTCTTTTTTTATAATATTTAATATACATTTTTTTTAAATCAACATTATTCATAATTAATTCAATAAATTCATTAATACTATTATCATTTTCATTATTTAATAATGGTATATTTGATTTTTCACAATCATTTTTAATATCACAATATAAATCAAATAAATTCATATTATGTAATTGGTTAAATAATTCAAGTTGTTCTTCTACAGTAATCATTAATTTGCTAATAATTTACTATTAAATATTTATATTTATATTTATAATTGATATATTATTTTAAAAAAGCAAACGTATATTCAATTATTTAACTATAGAATTATCATTAAAAAATAATATTAAATTAAATAGTAAATATTCATTATTATATTTTAATTCTAAATTATTATCATTAATATAATTATTTATTCTATTATAAAATCTTAATACATGGTCAAACATTAAAGTATTATTATGATAATGTTTAGTTAACATTATAATTAAATTATCACTATCACTCATATTTTAAAATATTTAATAGATAACATATTAATTTAAAAAAAAAAATAAAAATAAACTTATTATTATATAAATGCCATTATCATTATTTAAAAAGGTTTACGAATCGTTCAATACAAATATATTGGAAGCTTATCCAAAGAATAATATTTTTGGTAATCAAAATAACCAATGTAATTCATGTAATTCATGTAATTCATGTGATAAATATAAAAGTTTATATAAACTTGGACTACCACATAATTCATGTAATTGTAATAAATCATGTAATTGTAATAAATCATGTAATTGTAATAAATCATGTAATTGTAATAAATCTAGTAATTGTAATAAATCTAGTAATTGTAATAAATCTGGTAATTGTAATAAATCTAGTAATTGTAATAAATCTGGTAATTGTAATAAATCTAGTAATTGTAATAAATCTAGTAATTGTAATAAATCTGGTAATATGTCATGTAATTGTAATAATAGTAATACTATAGTTAGTGATAATACTTATGAAATAAAATTATATTCTAATTATTTGAGTAATAAAAAAAATAGTGAAAATTTTGTTGTATTAGAAGATAATAGTTTATATAAAATACAAAATATATTATAATTTTTTTAATTCTACATAATCTCCTATTTTTATATTATTTGTATTTATAGTATTAGCATTTATTTCTAATGCATATCTACATTTAACTTTTGATTTATATGATTTTGTATTATGGGGAATCATATTTTTTTTAAGGTCAACTATTTTTCTATTTTCATCAAAAAATAAAACATCTAATGGAATAAATGTATTTTTCATCCATAAGCTAATATGTTTGGGCTTTTTAAAATCAAATAACATCCCATTATTTTTTGGTAATTTTTTTTTAATAAACATTAATCCTTTTGCGCGTTTTTTATCATTATCCGCAACATTAACTTTAAATTTATGAATAATTTGTGTTCTATTTTTATAATTTTCTTTATATTTTTGTAATGTTTTATATATTTTCAAAAATAACATATATAATAAAAAAATAAATATCAAAAATTTAATCATTATTATATAAATATATAATATATGATAAATAAAAGTAAAAAATATTTAAATTATAATGGGGGGTCATTAGCGCCATCACCACAATCACCACCATCGGTAGAAGCACCAAGACCACGTCCGCCACCATCAAGGGTAGTAAATAAAAATAGGTCAGTAAATAAAAATAGGTCAGTAAATAAAAATATGTCAGTAAATAAAAATAGGTCAGTAAATAAAAATAGGGTAGTAAATAAAAATAGGGTAGTAAATAAAAATAGGGTAGTAAATAAAAATAGGGTGAATAATATGAGTGCTACTAAACGCAATAATAAACGCAATAATAAACGCAATAATAGAACACGCAATAATAAACGCAATAATAGAAATAATAAAAAAACATCACGCAACAAAATAAAAAGTCTATTGAAAACTCCATTATGCGATACATTTGAAACACAATTAAGTGTCGATGATACTAATAAATTAAGCGTATTAGGTTCTGGAACATATGGTATCGCGTTTAAGGGGTGTTTTAATAAAGACTGTGTAAATAATGGAATTAGTGTTAAATTTTTATCAATATCAAATAAACATTTAAATGATGAAAAACACCCAACTAATGTTGAATATATTATTGGCGATATATTATCATCATTGGTATTAAAAAATATATCACCACATATTAATTTAAATTATTTCTCAATTGAGTGCGATATAAATAAAATGTCAAATTTAAATAGTTTTAAAGATGGCGGTGATGAAAAAGCAATTAGCTGGTTAAATAGTATAAAAACTAAATTATCAAATAATTCACCAAGCGTAATTGATAAGGTTAAAATAATATTTAGCGAATTGGCTGCAGGAGATTTAGCAGATTATATTAATAATAATATATTTACAATAGATGATTATAGAATTATTTTATTCCAGTTTTGTTATACACTAACATGTGCTCAATATTATTATCCAGGATTTAGACACAATGATATTAAACCTAATAATTTTTTAATACAATTAAATACAGATTATGAAGGAAAATATGATGTATATGATATATTTGGTAAAAAATATTATATCCCATGTAAAAAATATATATTAAAATTTCATGATTTCGATTTTTCTATATGTGATAAACATAAAAATAACAAAATAGTCCAAGCACCTATTAAATTTAAAGGGATTGGTTTAGAAGATGCCAATAATCCTTTATATGATTTACATTTATTTGTATCATTTTTTATTTCTACAATAAATAAATCTACTGAACAAAATAAATTAGAAATACTAGAAATGTATACGAATTTAATGCCTAGAAATACATTAAATTTAGATGGAGATAAATGTCCAAGAACAGATGGATTTGAACCATTAAAAAATATGTTTTGTAATAGACAAAAATTAACTAGCTATCATATAAATGAACAATCCACATATATACCACCAAATATTAAAACATGTGCCGAATTATTATTAACAAATAAAGGTAATAGCAAACAATATGTATCAAATAATAGTACTAAAACAGAGGAACCAGATTTATTTTCACAGTATTTGGAACCTAAACAACCTGAAAATATAAAAAATACTTACAATTCTAATATACAACCATTAACTAACTCTAAAGACCCATTACTTAAAAGAACCGATATGTTTAATACTCAGTTAACAAAACTATAAAAATATAATTATTCAATATAAATACTATCCAATAAATTAAATAGAGAATTTTCATCAGTTTTAATAGTTTTTAAAATTTTTAATTGATTTATATTTTCTTGTAATTTTGTTGAAAATACTACATCATCTACATTATATTGGTGTAAATTTTTAATATAGTCTAATTTTTTTTCTAATTTATTAATTAAAATATCTATATGTTGTATTTTATTTAATAATGCAATATCTATATTTTTATCTAAAATATTAGTATTTACATACTTTACTATATTATCAATATTAATATATTTTTTATTATTATCTATTTGTATTTTTAGAAATTTTATTTTGTGTTTATTTTCACTACTAATATCCGCATTATTATATATAGCTTCCATACTAATAATATTATTATTATCTATTATATTAGCTAAATTATTAGTACTAATATTATTGACATCTTTAATTGTTAATTTATTTATATCTATAGTTTCTTTAAATATAAAGTTATAAAATATATTTTTAAAATATGTCCAATAATAATAAATATCAACCATAATATTTATATAAAATATATTAATATTTTTATTTTTAACCTATTTTTATGTTATGTTATATTTATTAATTTACTATATAAAAATATTTATCATTTACTATATATAATAATACTTAATTATGAATATTAAGACTAATATTAAAAATAATATACAACAAAAACAAAGTAATATATGTATATCATTAGATTATACTAACACAATCCAAATACTTGATGCGTTAAATTTAGTGAAAAACCATATAATAATGGTAAAAATTCATGTTGATATTATAGAAGATTTTAATATTGTATTTATTAATAAATTTGTTAAGATATGTCACGATAATAATATATTAATATTTGAAGATAGAAAATTTGCCGATATTGGACATATATTTACCCAACAATTTACCAAAGGTATTTATAAAATTAAATCATGGGCAAATTTAATTACTATTCATAGTTTCCTTGGAGATGATACACTAAATATTTTTAATAAAATAAAAAATATCAATAATCAAGGTATATTATTAATTACTAATATGTCAAATAATAATTATTTATTTAATGAAACGTATAAAGAAAAATCAATTGAAATGGCTAATAATAATAAAGATGATGTCGTAGGATTTATATGTCAAAATAAAATAAGCACACATGATTTTCTATATTTTATACCAGGTGTAAATAGACATATATCTAAAGATAATAATGACCAAAAATATATATCACCAGAAACCGCAATGAAACGTGGAGCAGATGTTGTTATAGTCGGTAGTGGAATTACATCACGCCCTGATATGCTAAATGAAACAATTATATATAAAAAAATTTGCTGGGATTTATATAATACCAAATATTACTAATAAAATAGCGAAATATTACTTGTTAGCTTGTTTATTTACCTTGTTTGGGTCATTATATACCATTCTAGTTACATTATTTTTACAAATAAGTGGGTCATCTGTTGTAATAGTTTTAATAGAAATTTCAGAGCCTTGTGCCAGTGCTCCAGCAGGAATAAATATACTCGCACCATTTGGGTCACCAATAGTTACATCACCAGCCTCTTTATCACTAGAAACATATCTTTTATATCCAACTAAAGTTTTACTATTAGGACTACTAGTAGTCATGTCTAGTGTTTGTTTTCCATGTTTTGAAAATTTCCAATATACATCAAATTGTCTAATTTCTTTAGAAGTTTTAATAAGATTATCAGTGGTGATGTCGTCTTCAAAATATATGGGTTTTCTATCTTTTCCAATACAAAATATCTTAATTGGCATAGTTTGACTTAAATTAAATTGCTGTTTAAGTTTAGATAATATTTTATTCATAGTTATACTATTTTTATCTACAATAATCATAGTTGACATATTCATAAGACGATTAGTAAATTTTAGAGTATCCATGATTTTTCTATATAAGTTTATTATTCTTTGCATTATACATCTTATTAATATCAATTTTATTGTTAAAATATCCCAATTTCCTGAACTACTGTATATTCTATATTATTATCTATAAAAAATATTATATTAATAAATATAAATAAACCAATAGATGAAACTATATGCCATATATCAT